GGCGTTCACATTGCGAAGGTGGCTGTTGAGCGCGTGAACGACATTGCGCAGCGGAAAATGAACGGCATCAAAACTTTAGGCGTACCGTCTGGCTGGGATATGCTGGACAGGTTCACGGGTGGATTTGTGCCTGGTGAATTTTGGGTCGTTGCGGGCCGGCCAGGGATGGGCAAAACATCATGGGCAATGTCCATCAGTATCGCGCACGCACTCAGGGCAGGTGGCAAGGTGGCCTTCTTCAGTCTTGAAATGACTAAGGAAGGGCTGGTTGATAGGGTTCTTTCTTCAGAATACTCCATCAACAGCGAAGCCATCAGGACGGCCAACGTGACTGAAGAACAGATAGAAAGCATGGCCCGTATGCACAACATAGCCAGGATGTCGATTTGGATTGATGATTCACGGAGGCAGAGCATTGACCAGATTCGCAGCAAGCTGAAGATGATGAAGGCCAAACATGGAATTACTTTGGCAATAATTGACTACCTGGGCCTTATCAACCCATCCGACCCGAAGGCAATACGCGAACAGCAGATGGCCTACATCAGCCGACAATGCAAGCTAATTGCTGGTGAAAGCAACATGACGGTCATCGCACTCTCGCAGTTGAACAGGCAGAGCGAACAGCGGGCGGATAAGCGGCCAGGGCTGTCTGACCTTCGAGAATCCGGAGCGATTGAGCAAGATGCTGACTTGGTGGTTTTCCCATTCCGGCCCATGTACTACGAAACCGAAAAGCCACCGATTGAAGATGCTGAAACCATCATAAGCAAGAACCGAAACGGGAGGACGGGAATAATTCCATGCAGGTTTGAAAGTAGTTATTCCCATTATTTGTTGTAAATTTGTAAACGATGAGCGGTGTAAATTACCTCCTGTCCATCTACCCTATCAGCAGCCAAGGTTTGCCGGAAAAGCACATCCAGGAGGCGCGGGAACTGGAGCGGAAGCTCATTGAAAAATCGCACGCCGATGCGCTCGAACAGGTGGGTATCATCCCAACAAGCGCAAAGAAAATCGCGGCGGCTTATTACAAAAAAACCTACCTATGACACCAGAAATCTTCATTGCTATCCTATCCATTGCCGGCGCATCAGTGCCTTTCGGCCTGAATAATCAAATGGATCCGCTCGGCCCGTTCGGAGGCTACAAAGTTTTCCGCTGCCCTGTTTGCCTGTCGTTTTGGCTGGCACTCATCGTTATCGCATTGATGGGCGGGAATCCGGTGTATGCGGGTCTGGCACCTATATTTGCTCAACTAATTCACAAAACCCTATACTAACCATGTACCGAAACGAAGTTCCCGAAGGCACAATCTGCGCTTTTTGGGGAAACAAAATCAGCGATGGGATCACAATCGCCCGCTATCATCGCACGGAAACGCGAACACCATTCGACATCCATTGGACGCTCAACAAGGACTACTTTGAAAACTTCAGCAGTAATTACCTGGATGCGATTTCAAAGTTTCGCGCGGAATCGAAGCACAGAACAAAGGACAACGAACCACCGCATTTCATAGTATGAACGCAGAACAGAAAGAGCAATTCAGCAAACTTCTTCCCAAGTGGCAAGCATACAAGAGAAATCTTGTGTGGACTTTCGACGGTCCTGAAACGGCGGTCATTGAAAAGCTGGCATACCTACTGCTGGGGCGCACGCTTAACAGCTGCCCTTCGTGTAAGATTGAAGCAATGAGGCAACTTGAAAACCTATACAACGCATGAAGACTTATCTACACAGCGGGAATGCAGGTGACGTGATTTATATGTTACCAACCATCCGCGCAAACGGCGGCGGTACTTTATACCTCAACCCTGACCGACCGGCACAATACGCTGCCGGCCTGACCCATCCTGGAGGGGGCGTAATGCTCAATGAGGCGATGTGCGAAATGCTAAAGCCATTGGTGGAGTATTGCGGCATTCGCTGCGAAATCTGGCAAGGGCAGGAAGTCGATTACAATCTTGACCTATTTAGAGAGGAACGCATCAACCTGAGTGCCTATGACATCAGGCGTTGGATTCTTTCGGTGTACCCTGAGTTATTGCCCGGGCCTGCCTTTCGCATGAACCGCCTGAACAATGGCTACATAACTGTGAACCTTTCGGAGCGGTACAGGAACAACGCGGCGGGAGGTGATGCAAAGTGGGCAATGTTACAGGAGCAGCCGTATGATGTATTTTTCATCGGTGTGCAGCAGGAGTTTGAAAAGTTCGCCAAGGTTTGCCCAAAGGCGAATCACGTTAATACCGATGACTTCCTGCAAATGGCAAAGGTAATCGCAGGGGGGCTGATGCACTTCGGAAATCAATCTTCACCCTTTGCCGTTGCGGAGATATTCGACCTGCCCCGGGTGTTAGAACTCTCGCCCTACTGCCCTAACGTGGTAAGCACGGGGGAGAATTGGGGCGTGGTGTACAACAACGCAAACATGAAGTGGCACGTGGACAGATTGACCCGCATGGAACAAAATCAGGAAACGCCCATTGTAATAAACCCATCCTAATGGCAGAAACTCGCAAAGCATACGCACGACGCTTTCAAGAAGGATTCTTTGAAAAGTACATCAAGGGCCACGGCATTGACATCGGATGCGGTCGCATTGACACACATGACGGGCAGGACACTATTTCTCCCGATGCTGTTCACCATGACAAGGACATTTGCGACGCGACCACTATGGACGTTTACGCGGATGACACATTCGACTACGTTTACGCATCGCACGTGTTGGAACACATTTCCGACCCAGTAACGGCCCTGAAGAACTGGTATCGCATTTGCAAACCAGGGGGGCATATCATCATCAGCTTGCCGCATCGCGACCTTTACGAGCGCAAGAAAACGCTTCCTTCCCGATGGAACGAAGACCACAAGTATTTCTACCTTCCCTTTGCCTGTGAACCGCCTCACACGTTCAGCGTGGCGGGGTTATTGCATGCTGCTTTCGTCTTCCCGTTCGATTACGAAATGCGGGTGATTGACACGGCAACGAATGCAGACCGTCCGGAGGAACACAACAACGGGGAATTTTCAATCGAGGTCATTATCCAAAAGTGAAAACGTACAAAAAGATTTACCTTCATGCACGCAACCTCACACAAACCGATTTCATTTCATGCGAAGTCTGCGCGGCCCCAGCGGTGGACATCCACCACATTCAGGCAAGGGGGATGGGTGGCAGCAAACTACGGGACATACCCGAAAACCTTATCGCCCTGTGTCGAGGCTGCCATCATGAGGCTGACTTTGGCACGGGATTGTCAAAGGAATATCTTAGACAAATCGTAAACACCAAACTACATGGCACGACCACGAAAGATTAACGAACCAAAAGAACTGCAAGAGGCGTTCAGCGAATACATCACAGCTTGCGACAGCGCAACAAAGGACGTATTGAACAACAAAGGCGGGCTTACCTCTGTTCCTTGCCCCATCATTCCAACCCTTGGTGATTTCTGTTACAAGATGGGAATTACTACTGAAGGACTTGCAGCGATGGAGCAGCACAGCGATGAGTTTTTTCGGACAATAAAAAGGATTAAGGAAGTTATCCTGCAAAAGAAGGAATACCACCTGATGCAGGGCAACGGAAACACCACCGGATTAATCTTTGACCTAAAGTGCAACTATGGATGGAAGGATAAAACCACCATTGAGCATGAAGGGGAAATCACCGTTACGATGAATCTGACACAATGAGCGCACACGACCCAGACCACTACAAAGGCGCGGTGGAGTGCATCGCTGCAATTAAAGCCAGCCTTTCCCCCGTTGGCTATCGCGGCTATCTGAAGGGCAACATCATGAAGTACCTGTGGCGTTACGAAAAGAAAGGCGGTGTGCAGGACTTGGAGAAGGCCCGCGTTTATCTTAATTGGCTGATTGATGATAATACTCCCGGCAACGATTGAAGGCGTAACAACGCGCAAGGACAGGACGTGGAAGGTCACACTTGGCACGCAGGAATTGCCCGTGGACAAAGCTGCGGCCCTGCTCACGTTGAATCACCAGCTTGCCTACGTGGCCATCAAGCCTGAATACTTCAGCGGCGAAGAAGAACAGCTGCTGGATCAGCTGAAGGCCGACCCCGAGGCAGGCGGCAAAACACCAGGTTCACGGCTTCGCGCGGTGCTGTATCGAAACTATGAACAGAATGACCAGGGCTTCGGCTCGTTCGCTTCGTATTACGAGCACCACATGGAGCGGCTGATTGAACACTTCAAAGGAAAACTAACATGAACATTTTAGGCATATTGAACGGCATGAGCGGGATCAGCTATCACCGCCTCTACGCACCACTCCATGACTTGCAGATTCGCGGCTTCGCGCAAATTGACATCTGGAGTCCACGGGATGACAAAGGCAACTACCGACCGCTGCCGGATTTAAGCAAATATGACCTGGTGATTTGGAACGGTACTTTAGCTGAACCGCAGGAACAGATTATTCAGATACTCAACGCACGGAACATTCCGTTCATCGTGGATATTGATGACTATTGGATGTTGAACCGATATAACCCTGCCGTGGATGAGTGGAAACGCCGTGGATTGGCTTCAAAGGTGCAGGCGGCATTGTACCACGCAGACGCGGTGATTTGCGAAAACGACCGTTTGCGCGAACAGGTTTACAAGGTGAATCGCAACGTTTACACTATTCCAAATGCGCTGAACCTCACAGAGCTGCAATGGAATCAGGAAAAACAGCCTGGTGATAAATTCCGCGTGGGCTTCGTGGGCAGCAGGTCGCATCGCTATGACCTCTACACCATTTCCCAAGCAGTCCGCGAGTTCTGCGAAGAAACGGGAAGTGAGTACAACATTTGCGGCTATGATGAAAAGGATCCTGAATGGACAGCGGTAGGTAACGATGTTGCACCTGTCGGGCATCCTGAATGGCTGAAGCTTCGCCCCGGTGTTCACCCTTCGCAATACGGAATTTATCTTTCACGGCTGGATGTGGTCCTTGCCCCCCTGGTAACCTCTCAATTCAACAACTGCAAGTCGGATTTGAAAGTAAAAGAGGCTGGGTGCTATTCGCTGCCCGTCATCGCTTCAGACTTCGGGCCGTACCATGACCACCCATCGTTAGGCGTTTACACGGCTACAGGCGTTAAAGAATGGAAGGCGCGGTTATATGAGGCGTACGAAGGCAAGTTAGACGGACGGCCCAACGCTGCGTACCTGGAGAAACACGGCGACCTGCACAAGGTGAATCTTGACCGGATAGCGGTATTGACTGAAGTGCTGGTGAAAAAATAATTGTGCATAGTTGCTTGGTATTGTGGAGAAGCACTATATTTGCAACACCATGACACAAAAACTTAATCCTAATGAACTCTATGAAGTAGAGGTATTGAACTCCCGTGGCGGAGGTTCAATTTCGGAAATGACTGGCCGTAGAATTTTACAAGAATGCACCATTTACTTTACTGAAAATAAACTTAATGCAATGGTGAACAAAGGCTGGTATCAAGCCAACGGCATTCAAATGCAAATCAAAACCATATAACACCATGAATAACACAGAACAACTTGAACACTTTGCCCACGGCCTGCCCGTAATGGAGCGTCTGGAAGAACTGGGCAACGCATGGCGCGAAGGAAGCATCGACGCGCTGGCCACCTACATCACCCTGAACCGCATCGGCAAAATGCTTGACCAACTCAAAGACGAGGTCAAGCCCTATGCTATTGACCAAGCGGGGCAATGGCACGAAAAAACATTCAGCTATTTTGGAGCGACGATCGAGAAGAAGTCCGGCGCGGGGCGTTGGGATTTCAAAGGGGTGCAGGCTTGGAACGAAGCAAAGGCAACCTTATCATCCATTGAGGAACGGGCAAAGGCGGCAGCGCAGGCAGCGGCAAAGTTTGGCGCGGCAATGGTCAGCGAGGACGGGGAACTTTTAGAGGGTGCGAAATTCACCCCAGGCGCGGACATTATTGCATTGAAGGGGTTATGAAGGGCTGGTATTTATCGGGCAGCGAACAAATCCAATACGCAGATGGCGCAGGGTTTAAGTACATCGCAGCAAATCTTGAGCATCCTTTCAAGCGGGATTGCGCGGTGACGTTTGACATTCACGAAGGCAGGGCTGTAAACATCAGGAAGGCATGAGAGCGGCTGAAGATTACCAACCAGGCGATTTGGTGCAGGACACGTTCGGGATGCGCGGCACGGTCGCAAAAATCAACGTGAAGCAGGGATTAGTTTGGGTGCATCTTGGCAACGGCCAGATGGCCATGCGTCCTGAGGAACTCACGTTGCTTGAGCGCGAAGGCGAAGAAGTAGGATTGGATTTGCACGAAGAAGAGTGATTGATTTGGTTTTTTCATAGAGGTTGAAGA